ACGACACCTTTTGCAGCATCACGTTAAACGGATTCCAAACTGTACAAATTATGATGAGTTCTGGGAGTGGAGAAAATTAGCTAATGCTTCACTCCCGCCGTATTCAACTTGGTTCTGTACTGATTGCACTAAAGAGTTTCAATCGAAGATGATTAAAGAAAACAAGTGCGATCATCCGTATATAAGTTTCAAGCTAGTTCACGGAGATATTGAAGGGTATGTATCAAAGCAAGACGATGACACTCACAACAAAGTAGTATCTAAACTAAACGGAGTCAGCCATGAGCCAGAATGATTTAGTATTAAATTATATTAAACAATTCAATTGCATTACCTCTCTGGAAGCTATTAAAGAATTAGGTGTAACAAGGCTTGCGAGCCGGATTTATGACCTAAAGAAAGAAGGGCACGAGTTCGATACAGAGGATATTAAAGTAAATACAAGGTCAGGATATACAACTGTAACGAAGTACAAGCTAAAGGAAAAACATGGGCAAAATTGAGCGTATCTTAAACGTATTACAACAGGGTCAATTTACTGCGAAACAGATTCAGCAGCAGACCGGGATAGACAATATCCACGTATTACTTTGGCATTTAATCAAAAAAAATAAGATTAAAAAGGAAAAAGTAGAGAAACAAAACGCAGGAAAAGGGCCGAAACAACATTTTATTTACTCTTTAGTAGTAGTCCAGGATAATGGGCAGACCGCCTAAAAAAAACGCTAAATGGTTAAAACGTACCTTAAACGACGTTGACCGCCGAATCCTGCTACTGGCTGGGAATGGTTCGATCATTCGGGGATATCATGAAGTCTTATCGTTTTATGCGTATTTCTATCAAAAGGGTTTTCGGTATTGGATGCCTAGAGAAGCATTAAACGTAAGCATTTCATCTGATGAAAATTTTATACAATTGGGCAAAAGGTTTAAGGCTGACAAAAGTTATAAATGTAGGGAATGGTTCAATACAGCCGAGGATTGCTCAGAATCGCCTTAGAGCGCATGAAATGGTGCGAACCGAGGATGATATCCAGTAGAGAGAGAGAATAGACTGTAGGCAATCTAATGGAAGAATAAACAATCGAAGGGAAGGGTAAAAGGTTAAGTAGAAAGAGGGGGCGCAGGCACGTCAGCCTCCCCATATAGTGAGTGCCCACTAACGTTAGTGTTCACTAACATTAAGGCCAAAAAAAAGGGGCGGATGCCCCTAATGGTTTACTGTCGAAAAATTATCACTATCAACGCTGCCAGTGCCAAGATTATTTTAATCATATAAACAGCACGAGCAGATAGGCGAGAATCAGGCCGCAGGACATGCCGGTAAGTGTCCAGAGTAGGTTATCCATTACGCTGCCTCCGCTGTTGATTCGTTGATATAGTGGCTGGCGATGTCATACCAGCAGACTTCGCGCAGTGCGCTGTTGAACAGGTCGGCGAACATGCCTTGCGACGGGATCACCTGCTCTGCCAATTCGGTATAGTATGCTTCCATTTCCTGCGCCAGATCGTAGGTATCGGCAATTTCTGCCGCCCGTTCTGCCCAATAGTCCGCCGCGCCATCGTTGTCAATCCACAGTGCGACAAGCCAGGTTTCGTAGTTTTTCCATCCGTTGTAGCTCATGGTATTTTCTCCGTGAAGTCGTGCAACACGCACGCAGCAGCGCCCGATTAAGACGCTGCGACTTGCCTGCTACTCAATCGCCATACATGTCTCGCAATTCTCTGGACAATGCGCGCAAGTTTTTGCTGTAATTCCATGATGTGCAATCAAGATAGCCATCAGCAGAGTAGCGACCGGCATATTGACGGCCGCAATATGTAAACGTCTCTGGATCGCCGGCCCCTCCACATTCTGAGCATCTGATACTGCCGTCTTGCATTGCGTCACGGATGTCGTTAAATGGTCCGTCTGCCCATTCATGAGCATAGATCGTGCAACCACATTTTGCACAATCGCATGAATACAATGCGCCTTTTTTAGTGATATACATCTGCATAAATGACATGGTGTTTTTCCCGTGAAAGAAATGCCGGAGACCGTCCGGCGGCTGGACATCTTAAATTAAGCTAATATTCTACCGTCCAACGATAGTCTCTCTCGCCGTTTTCATCGGTAGCATATTCCCCGGCGACTTTCTGGATAGCATCCCACGCGGTATCTGCCCAAGCATAACCCCAGAATGTATTCTCAAAAAACACGTTATAACTGCTCATGGTATCGCCTCCGTTAATGGCCGGAAAACGTCCGGCTCGTGTAAGTATTAAACCATATTTCAGATAAATAGTTTAATCAAATGTTTCGATGATGGAATAAAATTTATTTATTGTTGACCGTCGGCGCAGGACTGTATGGATATACAGTTGTCAGTGGTCACTAACATGGGTGGTAGGTTAGTGAGTGGTCACTAACCTGGTGGAGAGGTGGAGCTGTGGTTAGTGAGCGGTCACTAACATAGGGGGGGGGAGGGGTGGTCGTCCTAAGAAAAAATTTCAGGTACCCCCGCCCCACAAAAAAAGCCATTTTCAGAAATCATTTAACTCTGTATCCTTTTGCAAAAAAGGAGAGTTTATGGACTTTAATGATGTGATGATGTTGTATCCTTATTTGAAGGACAAAAACATAGAGTTTTCTTATGCTCCTGCGGATAACAGGGGATATGTAGAGTTTTATGCTCCTGATGAGCCTGGTAGCAAAGAGTTCCCGCGACCCAAGTCTTTGCCGATGGGTAAAGTTGGGATTGAGGTTTTGAGTAAAGATACTCGGCCTATAGATGTTTTGGGTGATTACGTAAGTCATTGGGGTGTTTACGAAGACCCGTTTCTGCGAAGGAGTTATCAGGCTTTTATTAATTCATTGGATGATGGTCAATTAAATAGACTTCAGAGGCAATACAATGATTCTATTAAAATGTATGGAGAGCGACGACCTTTTAGCAGATGGTTAGAGTCTACTGGATTACCTGGATACTTTCGTGGTTATACATTTGAGCAATGGGATAAGCCTGAGGAGTTATACAGGGACGATCAGTTAAGGCTTTTAGACAACGTACGTGGCTATTTAGGCATAACGAATGATGAGTATGGGGATTTAGGTATGTCTATTAAGGATTCTGTGGATGATTATGAGTGAGGTAAAGAAGCGTGGTCGTCCTAAGGGTTCTGTGAAGATGACTTTACAGAGGGTTGCGGACAATCCTAATTTGTTAAAGACTGAGGGAGATAAATTAAAAGAACTAAAAGGTTTATTGATTAGTTCTAGGGGGAAGGATGTAGTAGAGAAGGCTTTAGAGATAGCTATGAACGATGAACACCCTCATCAAGGAGCGATGATTAAGCTATGTATGGATAGATTACTCCCTGTTAGCTTGTTTGAGAAGGAGAAGGGTCAGAGGAGTGCTGTCACGATAAACATCACTGGGATTGATTCTCCGCAAATCATAGAGGGTGAGAAGATTGGGTGTGAATAATGGCTGATCTCAACTTTAGTCTTTTACCGTGGCAAAAAGAGGTCTTTCAGGACAAGACTAGGTTTAAGGTAATTGCTGCTGGCAGGAGGTGTGGTAAGTCTCGTTTAGCTGCGACTACTTTATTGATTGAAGGATTAAGGTGCCCGCCTGGGAGTGCGGTTTTATACGTAGCGCCTACTAACGGCCAAGCCAGACAGATTATCTGGAATGTTTTGCTTGAGATCGGCAGGGAGGTTATTCAAGGTAGCCATATTAACAATATGGACATTACTTTAATAAACGGGGCGATGATTTACGTTCGCGGTGCTGACAGACCGGATACTTTAAGGGGAGTTTCTTTAACGTACGCTGTATTAGACGAGGTTGCTGATATTAAGCCTGAGGCTTGGGAGCAGGTTATAAGGGCTTCTTTAAGTGATAAAAGAGGTAGGGCGATATTTATTGGTACTCCTAAGGGCAGGAATTGGTTTTATGATTTGTTTAACTTAGGCCAAAGTGGGAAAGACGAAGAATGGAAGTCTTGGCACTTTACTACCAAAGACAATCCTTTAATAGACCCGCAAGAGATTGAAGCAGCAAAGAAAACATTAAGTTCTTTTGCGTTTAAACAGGAGTACATGGCGTCTTTTGATAACGCTGGAAGCGATATATTTAAAGAGAACTGGATAAAGTACGGTAAAGAGCCTGACTTTGGAAGTTACTACGTGACTTGTGATTTGGCTGGATTTGAGGATGTAGCTAAATCTTCTGGAAGCAATAAGAAGTTAGACGAAACTGCCATAGCTGTCGTTAAAGTAACTGAAGACGGTGTTTGGTTTGTTAAAAAGATAGAACATGGAAGATGGGATATTAAAGAAACGGCTTTCAACATTTTGAAGTGTGTGAGAGACTATAAGCCTATAAATGTAGGCATAGAAAGAGGCGCGTTAAAGAACGCAGTTTTGCCGTATTTAAGCGATTTAATGAGGAAATATAACGTTTACTGTCATATTGAAGACTTAACTCACGGCAATAAAAAGAAGACTGACAGGGTTATTTGGGCGTTACAAGGACGATTTGAACACGGAAAGATTGTTTTAAACGAAGAAGAAGACTTTGATGAGTTTGTAGACCAGCTTTTAATGTTTCCATCGAAGGGTGTACACGACGACTTACCTGATGCTTTATCGTATATGGATCAATTAGCGGTCACTTCTTACTTTGAAGACGAATCTACAGATGAGTGGCAACCTATTGATGTTATTTCGGGTGTCTAATTATGGAAAACTTTGAAGAACCTACTAACGAAGATCGTGAGTTAGTCGAGTTTGTTGTAAATCACTGTGATAAGTGGCGAGATTATCGAAATTCAAACTATTTAACGCTTTGGGAAGAATACGAGCGTATTTTCCGTGGTGAGTGGACTGTAGAAGACAGAACTAGGGAGTCAGAGAGGAGCCGATTAGTCACTCCTGCTGCTCAACAAGCAGTCGAAACCCGTCATGCTGAGATTATGGAGGCAATCTTTGGTCAAGGAGATTTCTTTGACATCAAAGACGACCTTCGAGATGTAAATCAAAACCCGATTGATGTTGAGCTTATCAAGTCTCAACTCATGGAAGACTTCAAGCTAGACAAAATCCGTAAGTCTATTGACCAGATTGAGTTAATGGCTGAGATTTACGGTACGGGTATCGGTGAGATTATCGTAACAACGGATAAAATCTTTGAACCTTCCACCCAACCCATCCCTGGTCAACAGCAAGCAGCCATTGGTGTAGTAGAAAAAGATCGAGTTTCTGTTCGGATCGTACCTGTCAATCCTAAAAACTTTCTTTTCGACCCCAATGGGACTTCAATTGACGACTGCTTAGGCGTTGCGATTGAAAAGTACGTATCTATCCATAAAGTAGTCAAAGGCCAAGAAGAAGGATTCTACAAAAAAGTAGATATTGGCACTGCTCCTGAAGATACGCGATTAGAACCGACTCAAGAGTTAGTCCAGTATCGAGATGATAAGGTTAAACTCTTAACGTACTACGGTTTAGTTCCGAAAGAACTCTTAACCAGCAACGAAGAAGAAGTAGATTTATTCCCTGAAGACTCGATTCAAGACGAATACGAGAATCTTGTAGAAGCGATCATTGTTATCGCAAATGACGGAGTGTTATTAAAAGCAGAACAATCTCCGTACATGATGAAAGATCGTCCTGTTATTGCTTATCAAGACGATACTGTACCTAATCGTTTGCTTGGTCGAGGAACGATTGAAAAAGCATACAACATGCAGAAGGCTATTGATGCACAAGTTCGTAGCCATCTTGATTCGTTAGCATTAACGACCTCTCCGATGATTGCGATGGACGCAACGCGCCTTCCGAGGGGCATGAAGTTTGAGGTAAAACCTGGCAAAGCCATTTTAACCAATGGCGCTCCTAGTGAGATTCTGTACCCGTTCAAGTTTGGCAACACAGACCCCAACAGTCTGAATACTGCAAAAGACTTTGAGCGTATGCTTTTGCAAGCCACGGGTACTTTGGATTCTCAAGGCATGGTTTCTCAAGCATCAAGAGATGGGAATATGTCTCTTGCTGTTGCTACGATCATCAAGAAATACAAGCGGACGCTAGTAAACTTCCAAGAAGATTTCTTGATTCCGTTTATCAAGAAAGCAGCATACCGTTACATGCAGTTTGACCCTGAACGGTATCCTTCTGTAGACATGAAGTTCATTCCTACCGCGACTCTTGGGATTATCGCAAGGGAATACGAACAACAACAGTTTATCTCTCTTTTACAGACGCTTGGGCCTAACACTCCAGTTCTTCCTGTTATTCTTAAAGGAGTTCTTGCTAACTCTAGTCTGTCTAATCGGTACGAGCTTATTGACATGCTGGATAAGATGTCTCAACCCAATCCTGAGATGCAACAACTTCAGATGGCTAAAGAACAGCTTGCTCTACAAGCCGCTCAAGCACAGATTGCTGTTAATACAACCCAAGCAGAGCAGAATCGGGCAGAGGCAACAAAACTTGCCGTTGAAGCTCAGCTCATGCCTAAGGAAATTGAAGCCAAAACACTGTCTGCTGTTACGAAGAACTTACCGACATCTGATGATCTTGCGTCAAAAGAGTTTGATAAGCGCGTAAAAGTAGCGGAATTGATGCTAAAAGAAGCAGATATTAAAAACAAATCTAAAATTGTTGAATTACAAATGTCAAAAGCAAAAGACAGCGTAATTGAAATGGAAGATGAGTTTATCAAGCAACTTTCTGGAGCGTTAAATGGAAATAGATAAAATCTTTGATAGCAACTCCATTGATAGTGTTGCTGATAATGTATTTGGCGCTGTAAACAATTCTGTTTCAGAAGTGCGTGAAATGCAGCGTAAAAAGGTTGCAGAAAACGTGCAGCTTATCGTTCAAGCTCTGAAAAAAATTGAGCAAGACATAGTTGAGAAGTATGATGATATTGGTTCTCAATTAGAAAAACGCATTACCAGCATCAAAGACGGCAAAGACGGTATTAATGGTAAAGATGGCCGTGATGGTAAAGATGGTAAGCCAGGCAAAGATGGGAAAGCAGGCAAAGACGGGAAGGATGGTCGTCCTGGTTTAGATGGTGTTGATGGTCAAGATGGTGTTTCTGTAGTAGATGCTCACATTGATTTTGATGGTAGCTTGATTATTCATCTGTCTACTGGAAAAGAAATCAATGTTGGAGAAGTTGTTGCTCCTGATATTGCTGAAAAGATTAAA